GTAACTTTCGGATCTCCTCAAGCAGATGCATTTGGTCGAGGTCGAGTTTCGAATCCACAAACACTTTTCAACACATCTTTCGAATATGATACTCAACCATTATTAATGCAGTATTCGAAGATTGGTGCCGGATCAATTGCTAAAACTGCTAATGTTAGTTCGGTAACATTAAGTACAGGTGGAACCGGTGCAACGGATGGAATCACCTTTCAATCAAAAGGATATTACCGATATGAACCTGGTAAATCGTTATTGATTACTTTAACAGGAGTTCTCGGACCTTATAAGCAATATGTAAGATCTAGAATTGGATATTGCGATACTTATAATGGCATCTTTTTTGTCATGGATGGAACGTCACAAGGCGCAACCGGTACTCCAGGTGTAGGTGTCAGAACAAATACCTCTGGATCTCCTGTAGATACTGTCGTATTGCAACCTAACTGGAACATTGATAAAATGGATGGTACCGGTCCTTCAGGAATTACAGCAGATTGGTCTAAGACTCAATTCTTCGTTATGGATCTTGAATGGCAGGGAGTAGGTCGTGTTAGATTCGGATTAAATATTAACGGTATTTTATATTATGTTCATCAGATTGTCAATGCTAATGTATTGACGGTTCCATACATGAATACAGCATGTTTGCCAGCACATTATTCAATCTATAATACGTCATCCTCAGTAAGTGGCGCAACCACAATGAGTGCCATTTGTTTATCTATAGTATCTGAAGGTGGCAATCAGTATCCAGTTGGATTGTCTTTTGCAGCGTCAAACGGAGTAACGTCAGTAACTGCTGGTAGTTCATCAAGAACACCTCTGGTAAGTATTCAACCCAAGTTGACATTTAATGGGGCCAACAATAGATCAAGAATTACTTTAGAAGATTTTAATGTGTATGTTACTGGTACACCACCTGTATTTTTTGAGATTGTTTATAATGGAAATATTCAGGGCGGATTATTTCAGAGCGTAGATACTAACTCAGTGGTGAATTTTAATGCTAATGCTACCTCATGTGCTGGCGGAAATGTTATTGTTTCTGGATATTCAGGCACCGGTGGCGGTGGAGCTCACAGCGGAGTTCAACAATCATTTGATCTTGAAATTCCTCCCTTTACATTAGATATTACCGGAACAGTTCCGGATTCTATTACTTTATGTGCTTCTGGAATTGGAGGTACTTCAGCAACATTTGGTGAATTAGATTGGATAGAACATAAGTAATAACCGAATAATATTACATGAAAAGTGGTCGAATTCGACCACTTTTTCTTTGGACTATAATAATAGTATGAGTGAAGAAGTGAAGATTCCGAAGAAACGCGGTCGTCCACCAGGTGGTTCAAACGCCGGTCGATTTAAGAAAGGACAAATTCAGGATAATCGAACTCCTAAGGCTAAGGCCTTATTTGAGGCGTTGAAGAAATTAATTGATGACAAAGCTGGGAAATTACCCAAAGCGAAAACGAACGGGGATCTATTAGTTTTAAGATTGTGGGAATATGCAATGACCGCCGCCCCATCAAATCCTAAAGGTCTGAATGCAATTGTAGAAATATTCGACAGACTTGAAGGTAAGGCCGCGCCTGCCGCAGAAGAACTTGATGCAATGAAAGATAACAAGACAATTACCGTACTGCTTCCAAAAAATGACAAGTAAATTTAATCAACTGACAGGACTAGCAACCTGGAGACCAAAAGAGGAATTTCAGACTTGGGGAGTCTATGACAACCAAGGAAATGTCGTATTCGAACCATTTCCTAAGCAGATTCAATTTTTCGAATGTAGACGACCTTATGTCTTGTATGGTGGAAGTAGAGGATCAGGTAAAAGTGGAGCGGCTATTTGGAAGGCCATATTCACCTGTTTAATGATTCCAGGTTGTAACGTGGCAATTGTCAGAAAGACTTATGGTCAACTTGAGAAAAGTATTATACGCCCATTCAGTAACATTCCTCATCAAGTTTATTCTGACGATCCAAAAGCATTTAATAAATCTTCAAATATCGTTAAATTTGATAATGGATCATGTTTATATTTCATGGGTTGTCAAAATGCTGATTCAGCTAGAAATTCGTTTAAAGGTTCTGAATTCGTCTGTATTATTGTGGATGAGATAACGGAATTCACCTATGAAGAATTTGAAGAAATGAAAGGTGGTAATAGATGCCCCATTAAAGAAGACATATATGGTGATTCTGTTATTTGTCAAATTGTTGGGTTAACAAATCCAGGTGGTCCAGGTCATGCATTTATAAAATCGTTGTTTGTTGATAAGAAACAGATTGCTGGAATGGACCCAGAAAATTATGATCCAATAAGTTACGATTTCATAAAAGCATTACCAAGCGACAATCCTGTTTATGCAACGGATCATGCTTATATGAAATCACTTGAAACTATGTCACCGGCTTTAGTTGAGGCTTATAGGTGGGGAAACTGGGATATATTCGCTGGACAATATTATGATAACTTCTCATTGGATGCTTGCGTAATAGATGACGACACGGTACAAAAAGAAATGTTCAAACAGCATTGGCAACCAAGATGGTGTAGCATTGATTGGGGATTCAGTCACCATGCGGTAATTCAATGGCATACAAGTTTAATGATTGATGATGAAACTCGACATATAACCTATCGTGAATGTGTTGTGCATGAATTAGGAGAGGCAGCATTAGCACAGGAATTAGTTAGATTGAATCATCAAGATAAATTATCCCATATCTATCTAAGTCCGGATTGTTTTGGTGATGGAATGAATACAAGAGCAAGATTAATTGGAAATGTTCTTGTACAAAATGATTTGCCAAGACCAATCCCTGCATTAAATTCAAGAATTGACGGTTGGCGCTTGTGTTATGAATTGTTGTCTCCAAGACCGAAAAGCATTTTACAAGTATCAACTGCCTGCCCTGAATTGATTGAAGCAATTCCGATATTGATTCGAAATTCTCCAAAGAAACCAGAAGATGTTAAGAAGATCGACCAAAAAGCAGATGACGTTGCAGACTGTTGGAGATATGGAATCTACAGTTTTATGAAACCAAAGAAAAAACCAGATGAAATTGAATATCAGGAGAAATTGGCGGTGATTGAGGATTATACGCAGAAGAATATCTTCTCACTTATGCATAAAGAGAAACAAAAACAAAAGAATAAGGGGTTTCAATTAAGATAATGACAACTCACTATAATAATAGTATAGGTTTATGGATACGAAATTTATTCTGTAATCAAATAATCGTTTTATCACTTGAAGTTCCTATAATTGAACAGCAGGTTGAAAATAAGATTGAAATTGCTGCTCCAACAGAGAAAAAGAAACCGATTCGCATCAATCGATTTGAAAGTTGGAGAGATTTACGTGCAAGAGTGGAACCTACGTTAAAAGATAGAGATAAAAAGGCACGTGATCGAACATTAAAAAATCAATCGGAGAAGAAATAATGCAATATGATCGTGCTGGTAAAAGAGTTTATGCTTCTCCCACAATTGATTCAGAAGATTATGGTCAAGAATTAATTCTTGACATTCATGATGTTCCAAAAGAATTCTTTGAAACAAAACGAATCAAAAAGTTTGCAGAAAAGCTCTGTGAAGAAATTAAAATGAAAAAAGGTCCTTTATATTGCTGGGGTAATGATAAGAGTCTAGGAACCATGCATAATCCTTCAGCAGACGGAATCTCAGTTATTCAATTTTTATATTCATCAAGTATTCTTTGTCACTGTATAGATGAAGAAAGTAAGGTGTTCATTAATATTTTCTCATGCAATAAATTTGATGCTGAAAAAGCTAAGATGTTCGCATTAAGAGCAACCGGTGGGAATATAGCAAGTCTTCACAATATTACACGAAAATAGGAGTTATATTATGGCAAGTAAATTTGGTTATACAACTAAAACCGGGAAATATTTTGGAAATCCCCAAATTGGTAAACGTGCTGAACAAGACGAAGATGAACAGACAAAGGGATTGAAACCTCTTGGAATGGAAGATGATTCTGATAACGGTGATACCGGAGAAGGAATTGAAGTTCATATTAAACATATTGGCCCGCATGGAACAATGACCAAAGATGGTAATGATCACGAATACGAAAATCTTCATGACATGCATGATAAATTGAATAAATTTCTCGGTGAAGAAGAAGATGAATGGAAGAATTCCCCCGATGAAGAAGAAGAGAATCATAAAGGTTCAATGGGTGATGATGAAGAGTCGTCACGTGGATTTAATCCTAAAGATTTGATGAAGTAACGGAGAATTATGGCTAATAAGTGGATGCAAAAAGTAGGTGAGTCAATTGAAAAGTCTGGACATAAGGGAATTTTCAAAGCCGCTGCAAAACGTGCAGGAAAATCGACGAAAGAATTTGCTGAAGAGCACAAACATGATTCTGGGAAATTAGGAAAACGCAGCCGACTTGCACTGTCGTTTCTTAAAAGCAAACGCTAATCGAGCATAAATAATAGTATGACAAACAAATATTCTAAGACATACTATGCAATTATTGAAAATGCAAAAATACGAACTTTAACTGGTTATAAAGAAAGACATCATATATTACCAAAGGCTTTAGGTGGAGATAATACAAAAGAAAATTTAGTTGATCTGACTGCCAAAGAACATTATGTTTGCCATCATTTATTACCTAAATTTGTTGAGGGTCGTGAAAAATATCGTATGATATACGCTTGGAAATTGATGGCTTTTTCAAAGAGCAAAGGTCAAGAAAGATATATTCCTTCTATTCAATATGAATATTTTAGGAAAGAATGGAATGCTGCTTCTTCAGCAATTATGAAAGGAAAACTGTTAGGTGAAAAGAATCCCCAATTCGGTAAAATTCCTTGGAATAAAGGAATGAAATTTGGTCCATCTGGCTTGCCTGCCTGGAATTCAGGGAAGAAGTGTCCTAATATTTCAGAATCTTGTAAAGGTAAAATTCCTTGGAATAAAGGTCTCACTAAAGATGATCCTCGTGTAGCAAAATATTCAGGAGAATTTAGTGGAGTCAAAAAAGGAAGAACATCACCAACTAAAGGTAAAATATATCCAGAAGGAAGCAGTTTAAGGCAGCCAAAATCAGAAGAAACAAAGAGAAAAATGAAAGAAAAGTGGCATGAAGCAAGAAAATGCATTTGCGATAACTGTGGATTAGAAACGTATAAGACGCTTTTATCTAGACATATTAAAGAATGTAAAGGATTGTAATGGCCGAAAAAAGTAAGAAATATCAAGATATTATCGACAATTTTAAACCCGGGGTGCTTGCACCACATGAAGGGCCGCCTCTTGAATCGTTTGATGCTGCTCCTATAACATTATCTAGATCTCAACAGAAGAAGTTGGAATCTCTTGTGAGATCAATTACAAGAAGGGATCTTTATCCAAGACGTTTTGAGGTAAGAGCTGCTAGACTTGCTCGTTTCTATTACAGAGGTGATCAACATCTCATTTGGAATGCAGATGAGAATACTTGGGATGTTGCAACCCACGGAAATTATAATACCGGTGAAGATACTAATGGTGAATCACAAGAACGATATGTTCTAAATATTTTCCTGCAATGTGCCAAAACTTTAATCGCGTCATTAACCCAGAGTCAACCTGGTGTTCGATTCCTGGCGTGTAATCCAAAAGATACACAGGATATTGCCACCGCAGCAGCAGCTGAAAAATTAAAATTAATCATTGAACGCAATAATAATTTAAATGATTTAATTACCCAAGCTAGTATGAGATTCTGGACAGATGGACGAACCGGATTCTATACACGTTATGTTACCAACGGTCAGAAATATGGATTTAAAGATGATAAGTTTAAAGATCCTATTGGCCAAGAGCAAGTAGATGTATACGGAGTTCTTGAATTAAAAGTCCCAATTGGAGCGAAAGATCAAAGCGAATGCATGTTTCTTCAGTTAAGTCACGAAATTGATATTAGTGATGCAAAAGCGAGAAATCCGCAATATGCTGACAAAATTACTCCAGGCTCTGGAGTTGGTGAAGATGAATATGATCGCACCGCGAGATTATCCGTTATTCAAGGAACACAATTATTAAGTCAGACTGGAGATTCATTTTCCAATTTAATAACTTACCAGAGAACCTGGTTACGCCCTTCAGCCTTCTTAGAAATTGATGATGAAGATGTTCGTAGCGAATTCTTTGAATTATTTCCGAACGGTTGTATGGTGGGATTCTGTGGGAAAACTTACGTTGAATGTCGTGCAGAAAATATGGATGACCATTGGGTCCTTGCCAGACCAACCCCAGGTGATGGCCAAGATACTCCATCTTTAGGTCGACCAGTTGTTGAAATTCAGGAAATGATTAATGATTTAATCGCCATTAGAATGTCAACGTATAAGTATCAAATCCCTGCTGTATGGTTTGACCCGAACGTAATTGATGGCGATGCATTCTCTGATCAGCAATCAAGTCCAGGGATGCATTATCCGGTTAAAGAAGATCATGAAATTCCGCCTGGTTCTGGCATTGCCAGTGCATTCTATGAAGAGCCAATGGCCACTATATCTCCTGACATGGGTCAATGGCTAGATGAATTATTAGGGCCTATCTTACAGAATATTACCGGATTACAACCTGCGATTTTTGGTGGTGCGGATGAAAGTAACGAGACAGCTTCTGGAATCGCCCAATTAAGAAGTGCAAGTTTGGCTCAATTAGGACCCTCTTGGTCAGCGATTAAGAATTCTTACGCGAAAATTATTGAACAGGCAGTAAGATGTGCTTCAAATCGAGCTGATAAAGTTTCAACTTCCATTGGTAGTGAGATTATAGATATTGATCCAGAAGATTTGAAGGGAAACGTAATGTGTTTCCCAGATCAGACCGAAGGATTGCCACAGTCATTAGATCAAAAATCTGCCGCAATGGAATTATTGGTTACCAGTAGTGCAACATTGCCTGCATTAGGAATTGTATTGCAAGATCCAAATAATATTGAATTATTGAAAGAATATTCCGGATTAGATGATTTAACTATTCCAGGCGCAGATGAACGAAATAAACAATTGTCGGAAATTAAAGAATTAATTGGATCAACCCCAGTACCTAGCCCGCAAATGGAATTATGGAAACAGCTGAATGCTACCGCAATGCAAGCAGGTCATCCGGAGATTCCTAAACCACCATTGAATATTCTTTATACTCCAAGTGTCCCTATCGACATTGATTTTGATGATCACCAAATTGAATTTGCTGCAGGTAAAGAATGGATTAATTCTCCTGAAGGTCAGAAAGAACGTGAAAATAATGCTGATGGATTTATGAATGTTAGATTACACTTATTACTTCATAAAGCTGAAATTGACAAACAAGCAGCGCAGAACGTTCCTCCTCCACCAATGCCGAAGCCGCCTACTCCGAAAATTCCGACTAAATCAATTAAGTCCAATTCACTCACTGGTGCATCAGAAACCGAAATTAAAGATTTACCTGTTACAGAAGCACCAACTAATGAGGTTCAATAATGTCATCTAATCCTATAATTTTACTTGTTGCTGAGTCGGCAATATATGCTAATACAGCAAATAATATTTCTAATTCAGGAGTTGTTGCAGGATCATATATTTCAGCCGATATTACTGTTGGTGCAGATGGTAGAATCACAACGGCTGCTAATGGTTCAGGTGGGGGCAATACCGCCTTTGGTGCTATAACATCCGGAACCAATAATTCTGCAATAATGATTGTGACCTCCCCATCAGCATTATCAGGAAATATTACAGCGTCGAATGTGCCTTACACCGGATTAACCGGAGTAGTACCTATTTGGAATCAAAATACGACCGGCACAGCGACATATGCGAATACGGCCAATGCTGTTTCATATGCCAATTTAACCGGAGTAGTACCTATTTGGAATCAAAATACGACCGGCACAGCGACATATGCGAATACGGCCAATGCTGTTCCTAATACCGCAGTGACTCCCGGATTTTATACATCAGCTAATATTACTATAGAGTCAGACGGTAGAATCACATCAGCGGCCAATGGTTCCAGTGGTGGAACGACGATAAACTTCTTCACGGAGATTCCGTCTGGTAATATCAATGGAAACAATACGTCTTTCACCGTGACACATACACCGATTGCTAATTCAATGATGCTATTCTTTGACGGAATGATTCAAACTCCATTAGGAAGTTATCCGGATTATTCAATTACCGGAGCAAATATCTCATTCACAGTGGCACCATCATCTAACGGTGCTCTACTTTCTTACTACAGGTATTAAATTATGAAAATATTATTCACTTTATTGCTTCTATCGACTTTTGGATTCTCTCAAACACGAATCGATCTCACAAGAGATGTTCGAAATATATTGCCTATTGCCAACGGAGGTACTGCAGCCAACACGGCATCTGGGGCTTTGAGTAATTTAGGTGCATTACCATTGTCTGGTGGTACGCTGACCGGTCCCCTGGTTGAATCGGTTGGTAGCACCATAACTGGATCTGCAGGGTTGTTCAGTGGTGCACCTGTTACTGGCGGTTCGGCAACAACCACCTTTCCGCTTGTGACCATCGGTAACGGTGCGGCGGGTGGATATAACACCAACGGCACGCTGCTGGACCTTAATGCACCTTCGGGGTTCAGCGCGAGCGGCTACCTGCTGAATGGGCACGCCAACGGCGGGGCAACCACCTCCTTCCTGCAATCTGGCGGGCTCATGGGTGTTTCTACTGCTCTCATGGTAGGCACAATTGGAAGTGCTCAGATTCAGATCGGCTATAACGCTGTGCAACTTTCTAACAATTACCTCTTCGGGTGGACCAGCTCAGCGTTCTCGCAGGGCATTGGTTCTGACACTGTTATGTACCGGGCTGGAGCGGGCAGCGTTGGTGTTGCCAGCGGCGGCAGCTTTTCCAATATTACTCCATCGGGCGAGTTTTTAGCCTCTGAGGTTGCAACCAATTCGTTGGTGGTGACCTCTCTCGTTTCACCAACAACCGGCACGC